TAAAAGATGGCCAGGGTCAGTATATCTGGCAGCCTTCACTTCAGGCAGGAACACCAGATACCATTCTGAACAGACCTGTTTACACTTCATCCTACGTTCCTACCATCGCTGCATCTTCAAAATCCATCATCTTCGGTGATTTTGGTTACTATTGGGTAGCGGATCGTCAAGGCAGAGTATTCAAGAGACTTAATGAGCTCTATGCAGCTACCGGCCAAGTTGGCTTTGTTGCAACTCAGCGTGTGGATGGAAAACTGATTCTACCTGAGGCCATCAAAGTGCTTCAGCAGAAAGCGTAATGGAGGTGTCCTATGAGTTATAACACAAAGAACTATACCGAACAGGGCGGTGAAAAAACCGTCATTGGTGGAACACTTGAAATCAAGGATGGGGCGGTCGTTACTGGCCTCCCCGTTCTCGATAACCAAGCTGCAAGTACAGCAGCTACAGTAGAAGATTTAGTGACGGATTTTAATGCCCTCCTCACCAAACTCAAGGCTGCAGGGCTTATGATTTCAGATTAATGAAAGGATGGTGGCGGTATGACACTGCTGGAAAAAGTAAAAGCAAACCTTATTCTTGATCACTCGGTGGATGATGTACTCCTTGATATGTATATTACCGCCGCCACGCGGTATGCAGAAAGCTATCAGCATCTTCCTGAAAACCACTATGTCGAAACAGCTATGCCAGCCACCACAGAACAAGCCATCATTATGCTGTCGTCCCACTTTTATGAATCCAGGGATGGCAGCACCGGTGGCTTCTTTTCAGATAATGTTCAGGCAGGACAGCAGGTATGGAATACAGTCAACCTCCTGCTGAGACTTGATCGGGACTGGAAGGTGTAGTCATGAGCTTCGGAAAAATGAATACCTTTATCGATATTGTACAGAGAATAACCATTAAAGATGCTGAAGGGTTTAAGACTGAAGTTGATAACATTGTAGCTTCTGTCAAAGCCTACCGTGAAGGTCGCCACGGCAATGAGAAATGGGCTAATAGAGCTTCCTTTTCAGAAGCTACAGATCTTTTTCGTTTTAGACATATCCCTGGTTTAGCTGTAACAACATCAATGGTGCTCATTCACAGTGATAAGAGATTTGAAATCACATCTGTTGAGGATGTGAAAGGACGTGGAATGTATCTTGAAGTTCTAGCTAAGGAGGTGGTTCCAAGTGGCTAACGCAACCATGAAAATGCCAGAGGAGTTTTTGATAAAGATCTCAAAGCTTGGTAATAAAACAGACGAGATTGTTTCTAAAGCTTTAGAGGCTGGTGGTGAGGTTGTTCTGGATAAAGTGAAAACTAATCTAAAAAGTGTTATTGGTAATGGAACAAAGGAAAAAAGTCGTTCAACGGGTGAGTTGGTATCTTCACTTGGCCTCTCTCCAACTAAGCTTGATAAGAACGGAAACTTCAATATAAAGATTGGTTTTAATGAACCTCGTGGTGATGGAGATGCCAATGCGAAGATCGCCAATATCCTTGAGTATGGTAAATATGGTCAGCCACCGAAGCCTTTCTTAAAGCCTGCAAAGTCCGCTTCTCGGAAGGCATGCATTGAAACAATGAAATCGGAACTAGATAAGGAGATTGAAAAGCTATGAGTTTACTTGTAGATTTAAACCTCATACTTACTCCCTTTGATATCCCTGTGGAAACGGGTGTGTTCTCTGATGTGCCTCCCGATGAATATCTGGTCATTACGCCTATGTCAGACAGACTGGATCTCTTCGCAGATAATCAAGGCTATATGATCGTGTCAGAAGCTAGGTTGTCCCTTTTTACAAAGAAGAATTACACCAAACGTAAAAAGGAACTGACAAAAGCCTTGCAAGCAGGCGGCATGACTATAACGGATAGGCAGTATGTTGGTTACGAACATGATACTAAATTTCATCATTACGCCATTGATGTAATGAAAGAATATGAAACGGAGGAAGATTAAATGGCAACAATAGGATTGGATAGTTTATTTTATGCCAAGATCACAGAAGATCAAAACGGCATTGAAACCTATGGAACCCCTAAGGTGCTGGCTAAAGCCATGACTGCAGAACTGAGTATTGAGCTTATAGAAGCCATTCTCTATGCAGATGATGGTGCCAGTGAGGTAGTAAAAGAATTTAAGAGTGGCTCACTAAGTTTGGGCATTGATGATATTGGTTCCTTGGTAGCCCAGGATTTGACGGGCTCTAAGATTGACAGTAACAATGTGGTGGTTTCAAGAAGTGAAGACGGTGGTAGCCCGGTGGCCATAGGGTTTCGTGCCAAAAAGGCCAATGGAAAATATCGCTACTTTTGGCTCTACAGGGTTATCTTCTCTGTTCCCGCCACAAGTCTTGCTACCAAAGGCGACTCCATTACATTTAGCAGTCCCACCATAGAAGGAACCGTCTTTAGAAGAAACAAACTGGACGGAGAAAGCAAACATCCTTGGAAAGCGGAAGTTACTGAAGGAGATAATGGTGTAGCGGCATCAACCATCACAAGCTGGTTCACATCCGTTTATGAACCAGACTTTACAGCCTTTACCCCAACCATAACCATCGCAACTGAGCCGGCAAGCTTAACTGAAGTAACCTCAGGAAGCATTTCTGGAAGCCTTTCCGTTGTGGCAAGCTCCAACACCTCAAACCCTGTAACCTATCAGTGGTATGAAAATACCATCGATAGCACCACTGGCGGTACTATTATCAACGGTGAAACTTCTGCTAGCTTTGATATTCCCACGGATCTTCTAGCAGATACCTATTACTACTACTGCGTCTTAAGTTCTAGTGGTGCAGAAAACGTAACGACCACAGTGGCTACTGTTGTTGTTTCTTAATGGGAGGTTTGATTATGGCAGAAACAAAAGTAAAGATTGATGAGGCATCTGAAGAAAGAAGTACCATCATTAATATTGGTGGTACAGAGTTTAAGATGATTCTTACCACTAAAGCAACAAAAGAAATTGCAAAGCGCTATGGGGAACTTGAAAACTTAGGTGAAAAGCTCATGAAAACCGAGAACTTTGAACTGGCCCTGGAGGAGGTTGTTTGGCTCATCACTCTTCTGGCCAATCAGTCCATACTGATCCACAATATTAGGAACAAGGATGATAAAAAGGAGCTTCTCACAGAAGATGAAGTGGAGCTTCTTACCACTCCCTTTGACCTGGCTAATTACAAGAATGCCATCATGGCCAGTATGATGAAAGGTACCAAAAGGAATGTGGAGAGTGAGCCATCAAAAAACGAGGTGGTCGGGTAAGTGATCAGGAGTTATTTACCCGACTCATCTACTATGGCACAACCCACCTTAATCGGGAGGAAGCGGAGGTCTGGCTATTACCAATTGGCTATCTGATGGACCTTTGGGAGTGTCACAAGCAGTTTATTGGTATATCAAAACCAAGAGTAGATTATACAATCGATGATGTTATACCAGAATTTCTATAAGCACTATGTCCAACACCGTAAGAGGTGTTTTTTTATGCCCTGAAGGAGGTGAAAGTATGTCAGACTTTGGACTGAAGATTGGCGTCGAGGGCGAAAAGGAATTTAAAAATGCACTTCGAGAAATAAACCAAAACTTCAAAGTGCTAGGCTCAGAAATGAACCTTGTGACTTCACAATTTGATAAGCAAGATAAATCCCTCCAGGCAGTAACAGCAAGAAATGAAGTCTTAAATAAGGAAATCGATGCTCAAAAAGACAAGGTTAAGACACTTGAAGCTGCCTTAAAGAATGCAGCAGAATCCTTCGGAGAAAACGATAAAAGAACAAAAGCCTGGCAGATTCAGTTAAATAACGCTAATGCAGATCTCAATAAAATGGAAAAGGAACTGGAAGATTCCGCTGTAGAAGCAGAAAACCTGGGAGAGCAGTTAGATGAATCCGGTAAGTCCGCAGAAAGCGCTGGTGGAAAGTTTGAGAAGTTTGGAGGAGTTCTTAAGGGGATCGGAACAGCTATGGGTTCTGTGGCTCTTGCAGCAGGTGCTGCAACCATCAAACTAGGAACTGAGATTGTCCAGCAGTTTGGTGAGCTTGAACAGAACCTCGGTGGTTCCGAAGCTGTATTTGGAAAGTATGCTTCTTCCATTCAGAAAACTGGTGAGGAAGCCTACAAAAATCTAGGTGTATCCCAGAGTCAATATTTGGCCACAGCCAATAAGATGGGAGCGCTTTTTCAAGGTTCTGGTGTTGAACAGCAAAAGAGTCTAGAACTGACAGAAAAGGCCATGCAGCGAGCTGCAGATATGGCATCCGTTATGGGCATCGATATGCAGGTAGCCCTTGATTCTGTTGCCGGTGCGGCCAAAGGTAACTTCACCATGATGGATAACCTGGGTGTTGCTATGAACGCTACAAATATCGAAGCCTACGCTCTTGCCAAAGGATTAGATTTCACCTGGGCATCGGCAACAAATGCAGAAAAAGCTGAAGTGGCCATGCAGATGTTCTTTGAAAATACGGAGCAATATGCTGGGAACTTTGCCAGAGAGTCCACCCAAACCGTCACAGGGTCCATAGGACTTCTGCAAGCTGCTCTAGGTTCATTTACGGCAGGTCTAGGAAATGCAGATGCGGATATGACAAACCTAACCCAAAATCTCGTAGATGCTTTCCAGTCAGTAGTTATTAATATTGTACCAATATTAGAAAATGTGGTTACTGCCCTACCTGCAGCAATGGATGCCATCCTTCTTGCCATTGGAGACCTTCTGCCTGTTCTTCTGAGCACTGTGACAGATCTCTTCAGTCAGGTTTTAGAAACACTCCTTAGTCTGCTTCCCGAGCTAATTCCAGCAGCTGTAGATGCGGTTATGACCATTGTTGGAGCGCTCATTGAGAACTTGCCGCTTTTAATTGATGCGGCCATACAACTTATTACTGCTCTTGTAGAAGGTTTAGGGTTGGCTTTACCTGAGCTTATACCTTCTATGGTTGAAGCTGTCATCTTAATCGCAACAACCTTAATTAATAATCTGAATCTCGTCTTGGATGCAGCTTTTCAAATTATCAGTGGGTTAGCTCAAGGACTTTTAAATGCTCTTCCTACATTAATAGAAGCCTTACCCCAAATCATCAACAGTATTATTGGTTTCATTACGGGAAATCTACCTAGACTCATTGAAATGGGTGTTCAGCTAACTATTCAACTTGGTATGGGCTTGATCAGGGCTATTCCTCAAATTGTTGCTCAGCTGCCTCAAATCATATTCTCTATTGTGAGCGGACTTACCAGAGGAATACCATCCGTACTTGAGGTTGGAAAAAATATCGCAAGAGGATTATGGGATGGTATTGCATCAATGATTGGTTGGCTTGGAGAAAAAGTTAAAAATATGGTCAACGGTATTGTTGGTGGTGTTAAGAAGGTTCTTGGCATCAACTCTCCCTCGAAAGTATTTGCTGGCATTGGTGCTAATATGAGTGAGGGTATTGGAGAAGGCTTCACCGATGCAATGAGCGGCATAGAAAAGGATATACAGAGTGCAATACCTACTGATTTTAATCTTGATACTAGACTCAATATCGATGAC